AACCATAAGTGCAGCAAAATTGTCCTCGACTTTTTACGCAGAAAACCCTAAAACATACTCAGATATAACAATAAGTTCTGCTAGTAATGGCATGGCCGCTGGGCCAATAACTATTACTGGTACTTTAACAATTCCTTCGGGATCAACATTTACGGTAGTATAGTGAGCGAAATATTAGCAAATAAATTATCACCATCAACAGGAACTTCTGTTCAATTAGGGGACTCAGGCGATACGTTCAATATACCAGCAGGTGTAACATTAACAAATAGTGGAACAATGAATGCTTCAGCGATTACAGCTGGAACATTGCCAATTGCACGTGGAGGTACAGGTTCATCATCAACAACATTTGTCAACGCAGCAACAAACATTACAGGTAACCTACCCGTAGCAAATCTTAACGGTGGATCATCAGCTTCTTCAAGCACATTCTGGCGTGGCGATGGTGCCTGGGCAGCTCCTGGTGGTGGTGAGTATATAAAAATTGCAAATAATAATGGCACTAATAGTGTCGGAGCAGCATTTATTAATGATTGCTTTTCCACAACTTACAGAACATACGTAGTAACTTTTCAATTTGAAAATGACAGAAATGGAAATCAAATTTGGTTAAGATGGTTAGCTGATGATGATAGCAGTTTTAATAGTAATTATAGATATGCTGTTCATCAAACAAACGATAGTGGCACAGAAAGTACAAGAGTAGCAACTAGCGATAGTAAATGGTTAATGGCTGGTGGTACTGCAGGAGGAAACACAGCAGTCTTTGGCGGTTGTTTTGGTTTTATGTATGTTCACAATCCTTACACAATAGCATCTGGTCAAGCAGGAGCAGGAAACAAATATCGTGTATGTTGGAATGCACACTACAATGAATACACCGATAGTGGAGAAGTTGTTAATTCTACTGCTTCAGGAATGTTAGATCAAAATGATTACAATGTTGCAGGAATACAATTTATGCCTAGTGCAAATTATATAGCAAAAAGAAACGTAACTGTTTGGGGATTAAAAGAATATTAATATGACAAAAATTGCAGGATGGTCAAAAGAATTAGGTAATCACGAAAGAGATATGACTGCTACAGAACAAGCAGAATTTGACGCAAGACAAATTGAATGGAATAGTGATGCAGAAAAACTAAAAAGAATAAAAGAAATTAGACAAAAAAAACTTAACGAAACTGATTGGTGGGTATTTAGAGGAGAAATGACAGACGAACAAAAAGCATGGAGAAAATCTTTACGAGATATACCAACAACATTTTCTGCTAGTGATTATGATGCTTTGCTAGAAATGGAAGGCGAAATACCTAACAGAAACTTAACACATTCAATATGGAGTAAACCATGAGTAAAATATTTGTAGACCAGGTAGATCCAAAAACAGGTACCTCGTTAACACTTGGCACATCAGGCGATACGGTGAACATACCGTCAGGTGTTACATTAGCAAATGCAGGAACTATGACAGGAGTGCCAGCACCAACAAGTGGCGTTGCAGCTTCAGCTATTGATTCAGGAACTATTGCTACAGCTAGACTTGGTTCTGGCACAGCGTCATCTTCTACTTTTCTAAGAGGAGATCAAACGTATGCAGCAGCGGGTGGAGATATGACTCCTGCTTTTTTTGCTTGGAGAAATTCAAATCAAGGAACATCTGATAACACTTGGACAAGAGTAAATGCAGAAAACGAACTTTTTGATACAGATGGTGCTTATAATAATACAGAATGTTGGTTTAAACCTCAAACAGCAGGTAAATATTTTTTCTTTGCAGGAGTAATTACTACTGGAAATGGACCAGCTAGGATAGAATATTCACAAGCGTCATTTTATAAAAATGGCAGTAACGATTCTGAATTTGGTTATTTTGATTTTTCTAGTAATTTTATTTATGTTTCACAATTAAATGGCCATGCAGTAATAGATATGAATGGTAGTAGTGACTACGTTCAACTTTATACACTAACTCAAGTATCAACTGGTAATCCAAGTATATTTGGAGCCAGTAATAAACCTACATATTTTGGAGCATACAAGATAATAACATGATAACAATTTTAAAAGGAGGTCTATATGGCAAGTCTATCAACTAAGGTAAAGCTTTACTGTGAAGCGAACAGCAAAACTGCTGATTTCGGTTCAGGAGGCAATGTATCTTTACAGGATGACTCGGACGGTAATGGCCCGTACATAAAAGAATGGAACGTAACAGGATTGGCACAGCCAACTGACGCAGACTTAGCAACTTATGATGCGGCAGCAACTACCGACGAGACAAACAACGCTGTAAGAAGTACAAGGAAAGCGGCTTATGGTGATATTGGCGATCAGCTTGATGAGATATTTAAGGATATTGACGCGTGGAAAACACGTATTCAAGGGATCAAAGATGCAAACCCTAAATCGTAAAGGATAAATAAATGGCAAGTACTATACAAGTAGATAAGATTACTGATATTGGTGGTAACACCATGATTGAAAGTAATGGATCAGGCACGTTTACTAATAGCCTGCCAGCACCGACAAGTGGAATTGCGGCATCTGCTATTGATTCAGGTACTATCGCAACAGCTAGACTTGGATCAGGAACTGCAAGCTCAAGTACATTCTTACGAGGCGATCAAACATATGCTACGGCCGGTGGAGAGAATACCCCTTCGTTTCATGTTGTTAAAAATGGAGCACAATCTGTTAATAATACTACAGCAACTGCAGTAACTTCTTGGACAGAAACTTGGGACAGTGATAATACATTCGCAAGTAATAAATTTACGCCTGGAGTAGCTGGAAAGTATTTTATTTATTTTTCACTTGTTGTGGATCAACTTGATAATGGTACATATATTTGGACTCAAATTAGAAAAAATGGATCACTTTTACTTACGTGTCAACAAGGAGCAGGTGCAACAAGTTCATTAACATCAATGGCTGCAGGGCAAGTGGACTTAGGTGCTAGTGATTATATAGAATTTTATTGTTATCACAATTCTGGAGCAGCAAGAAATGTAGCATCTGGAACTAATCCAGGTACTTTTGCAGGCGGATATAAGATAATAGGAGCATAAATGACACTAACAACAATTAACCTCACAGCTTTAGGACAAACAGTAAATTTAGGAACCGAAGTTACAGGCACATTACCCACGGGTAATGGTGGCACTGGCTCAACAGCAACAACGTTTGTTAACGCAGCTACTAATGTGACTGGCACTTTACCTAGTGCAAATTTACCTACAGTTCCTGTTACTAAAGGTGGCACAGGATTAACGGCAGGAACCACTGATCAATTTCTTAAATTTACAGGTACCACAACAGTCGCTAGTGCAGCTGTAGTAGCAGGTTTAGAAGAAGCTGACCAATGGAGAATTTCATCTGAATTTACTGGTGCGGCTAACCCTCCGACAAACTGGGAAAGAAATGATACTTATTCAGATAAAGTAGGAACAGGACTTAGTGTTAGTAATGGATATTTTTCATTTCCATCTACAGGTATTTACTGGATAGATTTTAGACGATATGGATATTGTCCTAATAAAGCGGCAAACATTCACACAGTAATAAAATTTACACATAATAATTCTAACTATACAACTGTTGGGTTAGGTTATGGTAGTACACAACCAAATTCGCAAGACCCTTCAAATAATGACCATTATAATTCGCATATAACTGCAACTGTTGATGTTACAGATACATCACTTAATAAAGTGTATTTTGGTTTTTCACATTATGGAAGTGTAAGTAGTTTAACTTCAAGTGGAAATAGTGATGCAAATTATTCTCATGTAACTTTTTTAAAACTAGGAGCAACATAAAATGCGACCAACTCATATTGAACAAGCATTAGCACAAATGCACGAAAACCAATGGTTTACTTGGACAGATACATCAAACAAAATTTATGCAAATTTAAAACTATCTGACAAACTTGGTGTAGATGGAGAGTTAATAGATAATCCTCATTCTTTGCCAACTGAAGAAGAAGTAAATGCAAAATTAAAAGAAATGCAAGACGCGTGGGACGCGGCTAATACGTAATGTTCTACGGCGCAGCAGCATATGCGACCGAAACATTTTCACAGGGTCCTTCATCATTTGGTAGCATAATTGTTGTACCTACAGGGGTACGCGCAACCTTTAACCTGGGCACAGTTACTGTTACAGGTAACAGTGTTATTGATGATTTAGTAGGTGTACGTGCTACCTTTGCGGTAGGTGCATTAACAATTACAGGTGATGCAAACATTACCTTGGATGGTCAAAGAGCAACCTTTGGTTTAGGTACAGTCACAGTCAGTGGCGCTGCAAACGTTATTTTGACAGGAGTTCGCTCGACATTTGATGTCGGAGATGTTACAATAGAATCTAAATACGACGTAACTGGTGTCAGAGCCACGTTCGCACAAGGATCTGTTACAGTAGTAGGTTCAGCTACAGTGACATTAGAAGGAGTGAGGGCAACCTTTGCAGTAGGGACGCCTAAATTTACAATATGGAACGGTGTGGATGATTCTAACACAGACATCTGGACAGTGGTACCAACAGGTTAAGGAGAAAAATGGCAGACTCGAATATAATTAAAGTAAATCTTCAGACTACTGGGTCTAACTCTGGTACTTGGGGTACAATAACAAACGAAAACTTAGAAAAAGTAGAAGAAACATTAAAAGGATTTATTGCAGTACCTATTACAGGCGCAACGACTACCTTATCTAACCCTAGTGGTGGTAATGGTTTAGCTTCACAGACAGCGAAAATAACACTTAAACTTACAGGCACCCTCGGTGCAACAACTAGCGTTGAAACAGCTGCAAGTGTTGATAATTTTTATTTAGTAGAAGATGCAACAACAAGAGCCGGTAATACTTTATTATTTGGACCAGCTGGTGGAACAAAAGTAACACTAGTAGAAGGTGCAAAACATCTTATCTTTGTTGATGGTGGATCTAACACAGCTTTTGATGTCTTTAGCGACATGGGTAATGTTAAAGCTAACGGCACATTAGAAGCAACAGGCAATGTTACACTTAACGGTGGTGATCTTACTTTTAACGCAGCAGGCGCTAACAAAGATGCAACTTTTTCTGGTGTAACAGAAGCTAATTTATTTAAAGTAGATGCCAGCACCGACCGTGTAGGGGTTGCAACTAACTCACCCGCAACAACTTTAGAAGTAGCGGGCACGTTTAAAGCAACAGGCGCTGTAACTTTAACTTCTACTTTAGGAGTAACAGGATTAATAACTGCTTCTACTTTAACAGCGACAGGAAATGTAAATGTAGATGGAGGTAGTTTTACTTTTAATGAAACTGGAGCAGCTGTAGATGCAAGGTTTGAAGGAGATACTGATGTATCTCTTTTATTTACAGACGGTAGTGCTGATATTGTTGGTATTGGAACAGGTACACCTTCAGGTGCTAAATTAGAAATTAATCAAAATAATGCAGCTGGTGCAATAGCTTGTTTATCCTTGGATCAAGATGATACAGATCAAGAATTTATTTATTTTGATGGGACATCTGCTGGAGATAGTACAAAAAGTTTATCTTCTTCAACAGCAACCGCAGGAACAAAGCAAGGAGCGATACGTATTAATGTAAATGGAACGGATCGTTGGATAAGATTTTACGATACAGCAGTATAGGGTTTAAATGACTCTAATAAAAGTACCTATAGCACCAGGAATAGACCAACAAGACACCGAATATGGTGCTGAAGGTAAATGGTTTTTTGGTAAGAATGTACGTTTTAGATATGGTCTTCCAGAAAAAATAGGTGGTTTTACTACTATTACAACAGAAACTTTAATTGGTGCAGCACGTGGTATCGTTGATTGGTTTGATCTTAGGGGTGAGCAATATTTATCAGCCGGAACAAATAAAAAATTATACGTATACCAGAATAATGCCTGGTATGATATTACACCAACGCGTGCAACAGCAGTAGGTAATATTACAGGGTTTACAACTGTAAATAATTCCCCTACAGTCACCATAACAGACGCGGCACATGGTGCAATAGAAGGTGACTTTGTTACAATAACAAGTGTTAGTGGTGCAGTTAATGGAATACCTGCGGCTACACTACAAAATAAACAATACGAAATAATAGAAGTTGTATCGACATCACAATATAAAATTACTGCAACAGCTGATGCAACAAGTACAGGTGCTTCTGCAGCAACAGCAACAGCATCTTATGAAATTAATACAAACCCAGCAACATCTATAGCCGGTTACGGTTGGGGTGCAGGCACATGGGGATTATCTACATGGAACACGACACGCGCTGGTCTTGCAGCTCCTAACTCAGTGCAGTTAGATTCAGGTAAATGGTCCTTGGACACTTGGGGTGAAGATTTATTAGCATGCCAGTTTAATGGCTCGCTTTATTACTGGGACACATCAAACAGTGCAGGCACACCTGTAGCAGCTGTAATTATTTCTAATGCTCCAACGCAAAATAGATTTGTTTTAGTATCTGGTACAGATAGACATGTAATATGTTTTGGAACACAGCTAATAGGAACAACGACACAAGATGATATGTTTATACGTTGGTCAGATCAGGAAAACGAAAATGATTGGACACCTACATCAACTAACACATCTGGTTCACAAAGATTAACAGATGGTAGTAAATTAATTACTGCTAAAAGATCACGTGGTGCTATACTTGTATGGACAGATACAGCTTTGTATCAAATGCAATTAATAGGTGCGCCGTTTACATTTGGTTTTTCACAACTTGGTTCTGCTTGTGGTGCTATTGGATTACACTCAGCTGTAGAATCAAATGGTAACTCATTTTGGATGGGTAAAGATTCTTTCTTCGTATTTGATGGTGCGGTTAAAAAAATACCGTGTAGTGTAGAAGACTATGTATTTACAAACATAGACCAGGCGTCACAAAAAGATACATTTGCTTGTCTTAATAGTGAGTTTAATGAAGTAACATGGTTTTATCCTTCCAATGGATCATCACAAATAGATAGATATGTAACTTACAACTATGAAGAAAAATCTTGGTCTATTGGTGATCTTGCTAGATCTTCATGGGTAGATAAAGGTGTGTATGATTTTCCTTACGCTTTAGATTATGACCCTACAAGTTCTACAACACCAATTAAACCATTGTTACCAGCTACAGAAATATCTGGTGTGACTAACGGACGTGCATTGATGTATGCACAAGAATTTGGAACAGATGCAAATGGTGTGGCATTAGAGTCAGAATTAAATTCTGGTGCTTTTGTTATTCCGCAAGCAGGAGAAAACTTAATGTCAATTAAAAGATTTATACCTGACTTTAAAAACATTGCTGGCAATATAAATGTTGATTTAATATTTAAATTATATCCTACATCAAGTGCTACTACAACTGCTCACACAATTACATCTACTACTAATAAAGTAGATACACGTGCACGTGGACGACAAGCACAAATTAGTATAAAAACTACAGAGTTAGGAGCTAACTGGCGTTATGGAACTTACAGAGCTGATGTACAACAAGACGGAATGAGATAATGGCACAAATAGTATTACCAAGGACACCTCAAGGAACACAAGAATATGACAAAGTGCAAATAGATAAACTAGTTGCAAACCTAGAACAATTAATTTTACTGCTTAACAGCACTTACACACCGGAAACGTTGCGTAATGATGATGAAGCTTTTGCGTGGTTTAATGGGTAATATATACACAAATTATAAAGTAGATTTAGCTACAAATACTAGCCCTGTGGTATTATATACGGTGCCAGATAAGGTACAAGCTGTCATTAAATCTATAAGAGTTAGTGATGACTCAGGTTCTGGTAGTACAATTACGGCTACCATTACAGATGCAGCAAGTGCCGTGTTTAGTTTAGGTAAAGATATAGTGGTAGGAGCTGCGGTTCCTGTAGAATTATTGACTGAACCCCTTGTAGCCAAGCAAGGAGAGATAATTACGGTTACACCAGGCAACGCAGACAGGCTACACGTAGTACTTTCGGTGCTTGAAATTAACAATAATACTTGATATAAGGAGTAAATATGCCTATAAAAGATGATAGTGTAGTAAAATGGACCACAGTAAACGGGGAAAAAGTACCTGAAATTGTTGTGCCAGCCGAAGTAACTATTACTAATACGCAAACAGGAAAACAATATGGGTCAGATAAAGAAGCTGACGATGATGTTAATGATCCTGCAACCGACACAAAGGTACACCATATCAGACGTGATGTAAAAGTATCTGTCGCAATTCACAAAATAATTGAAAGTATAGCAGGAGACTTATAGTAGTGTTTTCATTAGCAGCAGTAGGAATAGGCGCACTCTTAGGAGGATTAACAGAAAAACAACGTGGTGGAAATTTTTTAAAAGGAGCTCTTCAAGGAGGTGCACTTGGTGGTATTGGTGGCGCTTTAGGAGCTAAATTTGGTGGTGGCGCTGGCGGAGCATTTGGTTTTGGAACTGGAGCAAAAGGATTGCTACTTCCAGCAGCTGGTATTGGTTTAGCAAGTGAAATGTTAGGACAAGAAGATGCTAACCGTAGAATGCTTGAAGGTAGAAGAAGATTTTTTGATGAAGAAGAAGAAAGAAGAATTGCAAGATTAAATGAAATGGCTGGATACGATGTATCTAAAGCAAGATTAACTCCACAAACATTTTTTATGGCTAGTGGAGGTTTAACTAATCTTCCACAGTACGCTAATGGAGGATGGGCGCGCAAAGGATATGAGTATGGTGGTGAAGTAGAGGAAATGGAAATGGCATCAGCTCCACATCCTATGGAAGGTTGGTATAATATGTACGATGACATGATTGGTTCTGGAGAATTTCAAGGAACGTTTGATGAATTTATGGAAATGATAAACAATTCTGATTATGATGTTCCAATGGCAGCACGTGGTGGACGTATACATGCGAAAGATGGAAAGTATATAAATGAAGAAGATGGTAGTTTTGAATATGATATAGATATTGATGGTAATAAATACGATTTTAGTTTTGATGAAGAATTAACTGAAGAAGGATTAGATAGTTTTAGAAGAAGACTTGACATACGAAAAATGATGGAAGGTATGTTTGATGATGAAGGTAATTTTATAGGTGATCCTGGAATGATGTTTGATCCTTCTAATGAAGATGGAACTATAACCACAATGGGTCCTGATGGAAACATGGTAAATGTTAAACCAATGGCACAAGGTGGAAGAATTCATGCTAAAGATGGTCTATGGGCTAATATACATGCTAAGAGAGCACGTATAAAAGCAGGAAGTGGAGAAAAAATGAGACCAGCTGGATCTAAAGGTGCACCAACAGACAAAGCTTTACGGCAAAGTCAAGCAACTGGTGGCATAGCTGATTTAGATATGCGTTATGGTGGAGAGTCAATGGGCCCAGGAACCGGGACCTCTGATGATGTACCAGCAATGTTAAGTGATGGAGAGTTTGTTGTTACAGCTAAAGCTGTTGAACAATTAGGCGGTGGAGACCGTATGGAAGGAGCGAAAAGAATGTATTCAATGATGAATAGTTTAGATCCTGCTTCTCAAAAACCTGGAGAGATGGAATATATTGGTCACGGATGATCGAGTGGAGATTTTTCGACGTCGATGACGTTGATTGGATAATTGATTCTAGCAAGGTGATGTTTGCTGAGTCAGAGTGGAAAGAAGGAGAGTATGATGAGCAAAAGGTAAGAGATTATCTTTTACATGTCATAGACAATCCATTAAGCTACTGTGGATTAATAGGGCTTAAGGATGGTCAAAAAGCTGGTTTCTTTATAGGACAAGTTGGTGAATATGTTTTTGCTAAAACAAAGTTTGCTAGGGAGTCAGAGATATATGTGTTACCGGCTTATCGTGGTAGTATGGTTGCTATGACGATGATGAAAAAATTTATTGAATGGGCTAAAGCAATGAAAGCAAAAGAGTTATTTTTCGAACCTTCTACTAACGGTGAGTTAAATAAATTTGATGCCATGGCTAAAAGATTAGGAATGAATATTACAAGTAAAACATACAGGAAATCATTATGAGTATACCAAGTTTTGGAAACCCAAGTGTAGGCACACCACCAAGCACGGCTCAACAATCATACCAGTATGAAGCACCAGAAATTCAAGCACGTAAGCTTGGACTTATGGATATTGCTGCTGATCTAGCACAAGGAAAACAACCTGCATATGGTGGGCTTCAAATTCCCACTCAACAACAAGCAGGTTTTACAGGCGCACAAAATCAAGCTTTTGATTTAGCACAACAAGGTATTGGTGGTTACCAACCATTTTTAAACAACGCTAATTATTACGCGCAAAAAGCAGCCGACCCTACAGCATACAAAGACTTTATGAATCCCTACCAGGATGAAGTTATAAGAGGAATAGAAGATCAATTTACAAAAGCAGAAAATCAACAAGACATGCAAGCTGTGAAAGCAGGAGCATTTGGAGGATCTAGATCAGGAATTGCTAGATCAGAATTGGCAGGAGAAAGAGCATCAGCTGTGGGACAAGCACAGGCACAAGCTTTTAATCAAGCACAACAAATGGCCCAAGGAGCTTACAGCGGAGCTGCACAACAACAAGCAGCATTAGGTGCACAACAGCAAGGACTAGCAGGAGCAGATATTAATACATTGTTACAAACTGGTGGAAGACAACAACAGTTTGCACAACAAGGACTTGACTCACAATACAGACAACAATTACAACAGATGTACGAACCATACCAAAGACTTGGTTTTGTATCTGACATGTACCAAGGTGCACCAACAAGTGCATCGTCATTAACAATGGCAACAACACCACAAGCTAACCCAATGTCCCAAGCAATTGGAATGGGTATAACAGGGCTTGCAGCATATCAAGGATTCGCAAACGGAAACACTGGCACACAAGTATAAGGGGTTAAATGAGCAATACACTAAAGAGACCTTTATTTAAACAAGGTCCAGATGGGCAAATGAGAACAGCTGCTTTTGGCGGAGGTTTAAAACAGCTATATAAAGCTGGTAAATATTTTGCACCTAAATTTTCTAACGTTCCTTACAACTTTAATGCTGCAATGACAAGAATGGGTGTACCTACAATAACAGGTAAAAGACGTTCAACAGGTATTGATAATCCTTTTGTAGGAAAAACAGGTCCAATGAATCCTAGCGCTGGTCAAAGCTATGATTTTAGAATGAAACAATGGACTGATAAATTAAACACTTTAAAAGATAAAAATGGAATAGGAACTCTTCAAGCAAGTGGATTAAAAGGTATGAAAGGAATGCCACAAGAAGTTATTGATCATTGGCAGACCTTGCCAAAAATGAGTGGTAAACGTAGAACAGTAGAACAACTATTATACCCAACAGCTTACAGCATGGGTAGTAACTGGATGGACGATCATTCAGAACAAGGAGGAAATGTACAGTCTGAATCTGGTAGCGTGGTCCAAGAACCTCCAGCACAAAAAAATAAACCTTCAGATAGACAGCCAGGATTATTTGAAAGTAAAGACGATATAGAAGGACCTATAACACCAGGTAGTGATAATATACCTGATGACAGCGTAGCAGATTTAGATTCTAATGACGAGTATGATGGAGTACCATCTGACAGACAACCAGGATTATTTGGAAGTGAAATGCCCGACTTAGTTTCAGAAGCTGTTGTTGCAGATGATAGTATTTCTCCAAAATCAATTGAAGATTATAAAAATGAATTACGAGAAGTAATTGGTAAAGAAGACAACACAATGGGATCGTTACTCTTAATGCAATTAGGATTAGGAATGATGGCAGGAAAATCTAACCAAGCAGGGTTTGCTGGTTTTGCTGAGATTGCTGGTAAAACAGGGCAACAAGTTTTGCCTATGTTTATGGAACATATGCAGAACAAACGTAAAGAAGATAAAGAGATTGCATTAGCTGCCTATGATATGTTGCGAGCAGATCGTGATGCAAAAACTCAACGTAAAAATGATTTAGCTGATTGGAGATACAAAGAAGATTATAAATTAAATGATTGGATTGGAAAAGAACAGTATAAAAATGCAATGAACCCACCAGGAGATTTATCCATGGTGCAAGTTAATAATCCATTTACTCTTCCATCAGGAGAAGTAGTAAACAATTGGTCAAATGTAGGAAAACAAATTTTTTCTAAATCACCTGAAGCATTACAAATAATGGCACTAAATGATCCTAATCTTCGTGTAGTTCCATTTAACATGACAGAAGCTGGAATGAAAAGTCTTGGTCTAGGTGATATGAATCTTACAAAAGCGCAACGTGGTGAACAATCATTACTTGCTGGTGTATACAAAAGTAACTTAGAACAAATTTTAAATTTTGTAACAGATCCAGAAATTGGTGTTCATTCAGGCAACTTCCAAACAGGTTCAGCTGGTTTAGCATTAAAAACTGCTAGATTTATTACTAGAGATGTTCAAAATTTCTTTAACACATTACTACCAGGAGATAGTGCAGCATCTAATGCAATGTCTGGTATGTACGGCAGTCTTAGATCAACTACAGAAGACACTATGCAAGGTTTAGTAGACTCACAAATGGGTTTGCTTGCTGGTGATGGTAACGTTGCAAGTAAAATACACGGTGGTCAAAAAGATGTTCAGTTTGGTAAGTACGATGATGGAACAGGAAACATGGTTGAAGGAAATTTTGCTACTGAAAAATATGTAAGAAACTTAATGGATAATCAATTCTATGATGTTGAAGATCAAATGATAAACATGATGGGTTTCTTGGAAGCACGTTTAAAGCAGCCTACTGGTCGTCTACTCGCTGACACAATTCAAACTTCTATTAATAATTTAAGAAAAGACAGAATGTTAACTTCAGGTGATCCAAAACAATACGCAAACAAAATGCATATGTTTGTAAAACGTTTATATAACGCTTACGCAGAACATGCAATGAGAGCCGGAACTCAACCAGAAACTCAATTTGGTAGTGGTAGATTAGGACAACCGCTTACAATTGAAGGATACAATCAATCATACTTAAACTTTGTTGGTAATGAGAACATAGATCAAGGAATTGATTTAGGATTTATGCAACAATTTCCTAATCAACAAACAATTCAAACGGGTAATGCTCCAGGAAATATTTATCCTGGAACACAAGAAGTAATCGTTAATGGATCTGCTGATTTTAAAGATCTTTTACAAATGTACACGGATTAATTATGGCTATAAAACTAAATCCTTTTTCTACCGATCAATTATCTACATTATTAATGGGAGAAACAGCCGGTAAAGAAAAAATTATTGGCGCTAAAGATACAGAGTATACAGATTTTAGAGGGACAGTTCCTATTACTGATGCCGAAGCAAGGATTGAAAGAATAAGAAAAAATACTGGTGAAGCAAAAGATGCAATACTAGGAGGATTTTGGGATTCAGTAAAAGGTGGTGCACAAACAGTTTACGATGTATACAACTATGGACCTCGTGGAGTTCCTCAACATATAAAAGAAGAAAGAGCACTTGAAGCAAAAGCTGCTTTAGATAAGGTTAATAAAGATTCACAATTACAAATACAATATGAAAAAGCTTTAGCTAATAGACCTGATGTTAAAACAGTAAGAGCAGAAATTGCACAAATAATTGCAGCCGCTCAAAAAAAAGAAGACAACAATCCAGGAAGTGTTAATCAAGGTGAATTAGAAGCTCGTCTTTTAGCATATGCTAGATCACAAGGATATACTGCACAAGAAGTACAAGGTGGCGGTGACGTAGATGTTGATCTTATGCCTGATCCTTATGGTTTAACTACTGACTCACCAAATCCTTTTCCTGAAGCAGAAAACATAGCAAAATTATCTGGTGGACTTGGAGGTAATATACTTGGATATAATATGTCTAAACACTGGGCAATAGCACAACCAGGGATGGTAGGTAAAGCAGCTCAAGGTTTTGGTAAAGGTGTACAAGGTGGTTTTAAGTTTTGGAAAGGTGGACCTTATTGGGGAAGAATGGCCGGCGCTTTAGCTGGTGGTCTCGTTGGTGTACTAACAGCAGATTATGGATATGAAACAGGATTAGATATTGCAAACCAAGCTGGTGTATTTGGTAAAAAAGGAATTAATAGACCAGGTGTCGCATCAAGAGCAAGAAGTTTATTAGATACAGCGGAACAAGAAGTAAAGCTTACGGCCCTTGGCGCTTTTGTAGCACCTTCAATAAATGGAGTAAGAAATATTACAAGGACACTTGCTTTTGGAGCTGGTCCTCAAGAATTAAAAATTGCAGAAAAAGGAATGGGATTAGCTGAAAAATATATTCCTGAAGGACAATATGGAGGAAAGACAGGATGGATGAAAAAGAAAGGAGAATCTGATGCCATAGTAGGTATTACAGATGTAAGTTCATACAGATCTGTTCAAGGTTTTCCAAATGTTGGTGGTAGATTTCCTTTAATTGGTGGAGGAATTTCTAAAAATTTAGCACAACGTGCAGAAAAAATGAATGTTATTTTAAATGATATGAATAATCGTATTGCTCCATCAGTAAGTTATAATAGGTTATCAGAAGCAGTAAGTGCTGCATCTAAAGTATCGGCAGGAAAAATTTCTGGTGAGTTAACTAAACTTAGAAAAGAATGGTTTGAACACGCTATTTCTAGAGGAGCAAATGTAAAACTTGCAGGTAATTTAGGAGATAGTTCTCCTCATTCTATTATTACAGAATTTAAAGCACATATGGCACAAACAACAGCTAAAGGAATTGATGGCACACCACTTCCTGTAGTAGTAAGAAATAAATTAAACACATTTTTTGATAATGTATTACAAGAACCAGGATCAGTTACATTAGCTAGAGCTGATGCAATGTTAGATGAACTTGGATTTATTATGAAGCAAGGAGGAATGAAAACAAATGCTACCGCAATTAATTTTGCTGAACAATTTTCACAATCAATTCAAAATTCAATGCGTGCACTTGATTTAGGTGAAGCAGGTAAATCTGCTCTTAAAAAATACGATGATCTATGGACTCAATCAGAAATGCTTCTCGGTTCACCTGTTGCTAAACAATTAGGGTTATCAAAAAATATGTTATATGGCTATCAAGTACAGCTAGGAACACAAGGAACAAAATATGCTGATGATCTTTTACACACAGCTAAACTTTTAGAATCACCTCAATCTATGAAAAACTTACAGGTTCTTGTAGGCGATGATATTTTTAGAGGTATGATGAGAAGACATATTGAATCCGCTTATGACAGTGCATTAAAAGCATGGCCAGGAAAATCCTTTTTAGATTTAAATACTCCAATAGGAGCTAAAGCTTTAAATCAAGAAGGGGTTGTAGCTGCTAAACAAATAGATCCTAAAAAATTTATTGAAAATTTAGGACTTGATGATCAAGGTGGTAGATTATTTGCTACTATTGATGAAGGTTTAAAAATGGCACAAAAAGGAATCGGAAAAGATAACATGCAACCTTGGATGAAATCTTTACCAAGTGAACTTATTGATGCGGGAGCTGATGCAAAAACAATTCAAATTTTAAACGGTACAGCTAAACAAGTTGACACTGGTTTTGTAACAGCAAAAGATTTAACTGATTTTGCTACAGTATTAGAAGCAGGTTTCCGTGGAGGTGTCCCAGACATTAGTACATTCATTGCGAGAAGAGCACAACTTGCAGGAATGCAAGGAGCAATACGTTCTTTTTTACCAGGAAAAACTATTGGAGGAGCTGCTACAGCAGGAGCTGCTGTACCCGCTGTAAGTATGATTCATGCTGTAATGTTTTCTTTACTTGCAAGGCAAGGTGGTAAAATATTAACCAATCCGATTAATTTAAAAGCAGCAAATCAAATTTTGAAAGCAACTGATGAAGACATTGCAAGAATATGGAATCCATTTAGTTATAATCAATTTGGTTCAGCACCTAAAGCGCTTGCTGTTAAAAATGCATTAGAAACTATTGGAGCAAATTTTAATGGTGATTTAGAAGAACTAGAACTACAAACTCAAGATACATTAAACTCACAACGTAGAAGAGATCAAGTTCAAAGTGTAAAACAACCAACTGGTAACGAAGAAATTACTGAAAAAATAAATATTTTTGAGAAAATGAAACAAGCGGCGCAAGCCAAACAAGGAATCCGTGAGGAGTCGCTCACTCCTACGGTAACTGATGCAACATCTAATGTTGCATCTTCTAGCCCAACGTCTGTCGGCGCTACTTCTGGAAATACGTTCGGAGGTGGCGCTACAGGCTCTTCTATTAACAATAGCACTACAATGAATCCAAACGCAGCGGCAAGTTTATATGCTGGAAATACTAACGCAGCATTGGCTAATCAATTTGGAACACCTAATCAACCTACAAATCAAATGCCAAGAATGGCCACAGGAGGTATAGTATCTTTAGTATCATGAACGTGAAAGATTATGTTGCAGTTATAGGATCTTTGTTAGCTTTAGGAATTGCCTGGGGCATGACTAATCAAAAAGTACAAGCAATGGAAAAAGACATGGACCGCATGGAACAAGCTTTAATGATGTTTACACAAATTGAAGTACGAATAGCTGTTATGGAAACAGAACTTAAAAATATAAATAAAAAATTAGATGGTAGATAGTAAACTTTTAGAATCAGTAAAAAAACACGAAGGCTACAGGAACAAGGTATATCTTGATACCCTAGGTAAGAGAACAGTGGGGGTAGGCCATCTGTGTGTAGAGGATTTTTGGGAAGATGACAAAGAATATGAAGAAAGTTTTTTAATGGAGATACTAGAAAAAGATTTACAGTCTGCAATTGATCAAGCTGATGACATGTGCAAAGGTTTAGAGTTACATGAAGATGCAAAAAATTTAATAATTGAAATGATATTTCAACTTGGTGGGCATGGGGTTTCAAAGTTCCGTAATATGTGGAAGGCCCTTAAAGAAACACCACCTAATTATTTTGAGGCGCATGTCCAAATGCTTGACTCACGTTGGGCAAAACAAACACCTAATAGAGCTGCTGACATGGCAGAAAAAATGCAAAATTGTGGATAAATTATAGTTTTTATGCTATAATAATTTGTGCAATTAATTCAGAAATATAATTACGCAGAACTTAAAAGACAGGATGGTGATTCCCGTCTGTATCTTACACCTGATGGTGAAAGCTTACCATCAGTTACAACGGTGTTAAATAAAACAAAAGACAAATCATTTTTAAAGCAATGGCGTGCAAAAGTTGGAGAAGCAGCTGCAGAAAAAATTATATCTGACGCCGGTAAAATTGGAACCGCGCTCCACCTATACATAGAACGTTTAGTGAACGAAGAAAAGTACGCAGATCTTACTGACATAGGAATACAAGCAGAAAAAATGGCTAAAAAAATAATTGAACAAGCTGGTGCAGATATAACAGATGTGTATGGTTCAGAAGTACATTTATACTATCCACATAAATATGCTGGGACAGCTGATATGATTGCTATGTATAAAGGCAAACCAACGATTATAGATTTTAAACAAACCAATAGACCAAAGAAACGTGAATGGATACAAGACTATCTAATGCAACTAGCTGCATACGCCCAGGCACACAACGCTTTATTTAATACAGAAATCGAACAAGGTGTAGTTCTTATGTGTTCTCGTGATTTAACGTTTCAACGTTTTGAATTGACAGGTGAAAAGTTTACCAGGGCCTGTGATGCTTTTATGAAAAAACTTGATTTATATAATCAATCTATTCTTTAAATCCAATTAGCTAATTCTTCTCCGTTTATTTCACGGGCAATATTAACTTTGTTTCTAAGTGCTTGTATAATTTTTTCGTCAACTGTGCCTTTAGCAACTAAATCAATATATAATACTTTATTTTTTTGACCAATACGATGTGCACGGTCTTCTGACTGTATTCTTTTTTCTAAATCATAATTATTAGAATAATAAATAACAGTGCTAGCTTCTGTTAACGTAATACCATATCCACCAGTTTGTGTGTTGCCTATAAAAAATCTAACAGGGTTTTCTGGATCTTGAAATTTTTTAATACATGCTTGTCTCTCTTCTTGTTTAGTTCCACCGTAATAAGTACAAGATGATTGGGGTCCAAATTCTTCTGTAATAGCTTTTTGTATAGATATAATATCGTGAATATAATTAGCCCAGATAATAACTTTACCTGTAGTCTCACCTAGTATTTGCATGAGCTCTGTTAAACGATTATTTTTT